GGAGCAGCTCGCCGCGGCGCCGGCCGATCGGCACACACTGCGCGACCTGATCGACGACTACGTCGACAAGGTCATGTCGAAGAAGCGCGGCAACGTGCACGAGGAGCGCCAGGCCAAGGCGTTCCTCCGAGACTTCGCCTGGCTGGCCGACAAGCGCCTGGCCGATCTCGACACGCCAGACTTCGTGCGGTGGCGCGACGAGCGGCTGCAGTCGGTGAGCGATGCCACGGTGCTGCGCAATCTGAACTGGCTGCGCCACGCATTCAGGATCGCGAGGGAGGAATGGCGGTGGATGACCGGCAACCCGCTGCAGGGCCTACGCATCCCCAGGAACCCGGCCCCGCGCACTCGGCGGGTGAGCCCCGGCGAAGTCCGCGCCCTGTGCCGCATCCTCGACTACAGGCCCGGCAATGCCCCTCAGACAAAGGGGCAGGAGGTCGCATTAGCCTTCATGGTCGCCCTGCGGTCCGGTATGCGGGCGGGTGAAATCTTGAGCCTTGGCCGGGGAAATCTTGACCTACGCCGCCGGGTTGCGTCAGTAGCGCACAAGACGCAGCATTTGACAGGCAAGCCCCGCGACGTGCCCCTGACGCACCATGCTGTGCGGCTCTTGCGCCCAGTGGCCGACAGGGATGCGTGCTTCACCATATCAAGCGCCGTGCTGGATACCCTATTCCGCAAGGCGCGCGACCGGCTTTTAATCGAGGACTTGCACTTTCACGACAGCCGCGCGGAGGCCCTGACACGCCTTGCCCGCAAGGTTGACGTGATGACACTTGCCAAGATCAGCGGGCACAAGGACGTGCGTATTCTAGTCGGGACGTACTACCGCGAGACTGCCGAGCAGATCGCGGCCAGACTCTAATCCCACTCGGGAAGATTGAGAACGTGGCGCGGCAATGCGGGCCGGTTTCTTCCCGCTCGGGCATCACGCGATGTCATCCATAGCCCGGATCATAGCGCGCGGTATTTGCATTGCCGCAACGCACTCATCATCTGAGACGGTGGCCGCCACCATGACGTGATCCGCGTCCTCTGCCACCAGAAAGCCCACGGTGACGCAGACTTGTGGCGCCATCGGCTCCGTATGCTTGCACCACATCGCCACAGCTAGAGCGTCCCACCACGTCACGCGAACGATTTTCATGCCGCGCTCCTGTCAAACATGCCCGGATTAACAGTGTGGCGCTCCACCTCGCCATGCTCACGGTGGAAGACGATGGCTTTCATGGACTGCCGGGAGCGGTAGCCGTTGGACGCGGCATAGGCATCGGCCGGCGGCAGGACGCCCAAGGTTTCGACGTTGCAGCCTGGGTACTCTTTGACGGCCTCGTGGTGGACGTGGCCGGTTAACCAAAGCCGGTACGACGTGCGGCCCCAGGCTTCTGGCTGGTCGGTTGCCATGATGGACGGAAGGTGCTGCGGCTTGGCTTTGTCGCCGTGATGTGTGCCTATTAGGACGCGACCCCACTCAAAATAGTGGAAGTGCTGGGGCGACGTATCGACCGAGACACGCGGCTCGTTTTCGTAGAGGACGCCTAGCAATACGGTCATGAATGCCGCCGTCGCCGGGTCGTGGTTCCCTTTTTCAAAGATCACCCGGACGCGGCCATGCCGCGCCAGCGCCGCGCTAATCATGTGCCGAACCATACGCACCGCGCATTGGATCATTTTGGGAAACCGCCCGTCCGCATCCAGCAGGTTCTTGTGCTGCGGCGTGACGGCGGCATAGGAATCGTAATGAAGGAAATCGCCCAACCACGCGATAAGCGCCTGCTCTGACGGCGGGCATACCTCGATCAGCCGTTGCGAGGCGTCGGCTAAAAGCTGCTCACTGCGGGCCAGATCGTAGTTTTCGCCGCCTGTTTCCTCGCTCCAGGCGCGCATGCCGACGTGGTGATCCCCGACCGGGTAGACCGCGAGAACGTCGCTCGAAACGGCATGCTTGCCGCGCGGCACCTGCTTGGCGCGCTTCACGTCGGCCGCGATGTCCGCAGCGCATTGCTTCCACAGGGCCTCGCGCTCGGCCTCGTCCGCCTTCTCAGTCACCCACTGCTGAGTAATCGCGCCGGTCTGGTCGTATAGCCGGGAGGTTTTGACGATCTTTTTCGGGTCGGGAAGCTGGACGGTATCGCCTTCGGCCCGGCCGGCGAGCCGCGTCTTATCCCACCTGCCGCGCTCGTTGCCGTCGCCGTCGTAAAGGACGGACTGCCCTTTCATCACCATGCGCTGGCCGTCTGGTCTAAAGCCCCGGCGCTCGGCTTCCCGCACGCGGTGTTGAAATGTCGTCCGCGACATCCTGAGATAGTCTGCCGCCGCGCTCTGACTGCCCAACCGGGCCACCGCTTCGACCGCCTCTTGCAACGCCTCGTCAGTCAGGCTCTGCGCGGCCATCAGAGCTTTCCGCCTTTCACAAACTCAACGAGGCTTGCGTGCCGGGTTCTACAGGTGACGTAGGCTTGAGCGACCCGGATACGCTCGGCGGCAATCTCGTTGTCGCTGGCGTTGTCCAGCGCGAGGGTCGGATCAACGCACGGGAGGAGAAGGCTCGCGTCCGGGGTCCGCTCCACCAGGCGGGGCGATGATGTCCCGCACGCCGACACTAGCAGCACGCATGCTAGGGCTGGCAGCGCATTCACGAGTGACAGGCGCACTGTAGATCCTTTCGGTTACGGTCACGACCTTGGTTTCGAGCTTGGAAAGCGCGTCGGCTTGCCGGGAGACAATCTCAGCGGACAGGCGGGCGTCGGCTTCCTTCTGGGCAATGACCGCGCTGGCGGCGGCCAACTGCACCTCGAGCTTGCCGTTTTCTGCCCACGCCATTTTTAACAGGATGCCGGATGCCACCAGAAGGACGGCCAGCACGCCCGCGCCAATGGCGAGATACTTGCTCACGGGATGCGCGCCGCGAACCGCGCGCCCCGGAACTGCTCGCGCTCGCCGTTGCGCCGCGACGTGATTTCCGGGGGAATGTGCCAACGGTCGAATTGCAGCGCCGCGCCTTCGTAGTCGCCCGCGTTGATCTTCTTCAGGAGGGTAGACGACTTGAAGGCACCCTCGCCCACGTTGAAGGCGAACGAGACAAGCGCGTCGAACTGGTGCCGCTCAAGCCCGACCTTCACGCCATCGTTGATGGCCCTCTCAAATCGGTTCAGGTTGTAGCGCAGATCCTCGTCGGCCTGTTCCTGTGTGATGGGAGGCCCGTTGGGGATCACGCCGACAGTATTTCCGACACCCGATGTCCAGACGCCGACCGAATCGAGATAGGGCTTCAGCACGCAGCCCTCGCGCTCTGTCAGGAGCTTCAAGCCCTGGTCGCTGGTTTTCATGTCGTGCCCCTTTCCTGCTCGCGCATCCGGCGCATGAGAATGTCCATGCCGTCCGCGACGAGGTTGCGAAGTTCGCCAGCAGACACGGCGAAAACTAGGTCCCGCTCGCCGTCGAAGACCTTGAGGCGCACGGGTTGGCCGTGTTCGCAGATAATGCGCGGCATGTGGCCGGTTGTGTGTCCCGGCCCGGCTCGCATCAGATTACCACCGCGAGAATTGTCGCGACGGCAAAGACCCCGACCCACCCCCACTCGCCGCAGTCCGCCCGCAGGGATGCCCGGACGAACAGCGCAGCGCCGATGATCTGGACGAGGCGGCCGGATGCGGACCACGCCACGGCCTCCGCTGTCCAGTTGGTCGCGCCGAAAACGGCGACCACTAGCTCGCGGATCAGGGTGCCGGCGAGAAACAGGCCAAAGGCGAAAAGAAAGTCGCGACGAACGGCGGTTCGCCAGCGGACAAAACACGCCGCGATGCCCGCAAGGCAAAGAAGCCCCAGCAGTTCGGACGTGTTGTGGAGGTACGAGCCGCCCATTATTGCTTCTCCTTGTTGCCGGCCAAATCGCCGCCGAGCGCGGAAAGCCCGTCGTCTAGTGGGATCTCCTCCAGAAATCGTGCCAGTGCTCGCATCGACCGCTGCATGTTCAGCCTCGCCGCCTCGCGCTCCCGGTCTGCGTCCGCCGCTTGCTTGCGAAGCGCGTCCACCTCGAGTTGGTCTTTTCGCCAGAACATCACGGCCGCCCTTTCAGCGCCGCAAGCGCCAAGTCTAACGTCACCTTCATGTCTTTGAGCGCATCGGTGACGGTGCGGATATTGTCGGCCTGCTGCGTCAGAAGCGTCTTGGTTTCACCGATGCGGGCCTCGTAGGAGGAGATCAGGGCCTTCGCGAGCGTCCAGACGGCAGCGGCCAGCGCAATCAAAATCACGCCGAAGCCGCCCCACTGGGCAACGACAGGGGCGGTCAGGGTCGCGTCGGGCATCTCTATTCCCCGGCGCTCGTCGCGGCGTGCTGCGTCCCGGTCTCCCGGTGCAGGCGGCCGATGTGGGCAACCATCTCGGCCTCAGTGCCCACGAACATGCGGCCGGCGCTCTCGTCGGCGTGACCGTCTACAATCGGGCGGACCCACCACAGGGGCTTGCCGTTTGTGCGGTTGCTCATGACGTCGGCACTCCAAGGAACTGCGCGAGGCGCTGGTTTGGGATGCGCTCGAGGTCGCCGCCGAACTGGGCGTAGAGCGGCGTGATCCAGGCGTGCGAGAAGCCATAGGTCGAACGGAGAGAGCGGAGAGCGGTGACGTAGTCGACCGGGATTTCCTGTGCCGTGCCGCCAACGCGAAGCTCAATCGCCAGATTGTCGATCGGCAACGGAAGCGTACCGTCCACGCCTTTGAAGAAGTTCATCTGGGCAACAATTTCGGCGGTCATCGCGGTAGCGGTCGGAGCAGTCGAGTTTGTGATAAGCACATGCAGGTCGATGTTCTCGTCAATACCATTGACGCCCGCCGCGGCGGTGAGCAGAGCATTGGCGTTCTCGATACGCCATCCGCTGTAGGTGCCCGTCCCCTTGTGCACGGCATGCGACAAGGTGGTGAGCGTGTAGCTCTTGGCGTGGCACAGCCGCGCCAGGCCACGGATCGAGCGGACGAACTGAGCGGGTGAGCGATTGTCCGCCCATTCGAGATCGAGCGTGATCCCGCCGACCGGCGAATAACCCCGCGTCCGAATGTCGGCCAGCCGGCCCTGGCCGAGCAGGATCTTGTTTCGCGTAACCTTGAACTGGCCGTTCACGGCATCATCGACAAAGATCGTGTCGCGGTTGTCGTAGAAATAAGCCCTGTGGCCGACAGCCCCGGTGTTGATGCTCACGTCAGTGTAGAGGTCGGACGCGCTGCCGAGGTAGGCCGCCCATCCGGAAACGTCGTATCCGAACTGGGTTGCGATATCGAGCCAGCCCCAGCCCGCTGCGCGGTAGACCCCATCGAACGTCGTGAGCGTCGTGTCGTCTTTGGCGAGATAGCCCAGGGTGTAGGCCGCCTTTACGAACATCTCTCCCATGGCAAGTTCGTAGGTGTCGAACTCTGTGCGACCTGAAAAACCGTTGGTGAGGTTGATGCCGCCCATTGTGTCGTTGGGCTTTTTGGCCCACGCCGTGATCGTGCCGGGCGTAGTGCCGAGACCGCGTGTTCCCCAGAAGAACTCGTCGAGCGTGATGAGTGTCTGGCGGGTGTACTTCGCGTGCCCCCAGGGCCGGATCGACAGGCTGGTGGCGGGAAAGGCGATGTAGCCGATTTCCAGCGGTACGATCGTCTGGTCCTGCGTCCACGTCGCTCCGTTGCTCGAGAACGAGGCGTAGTCATACATGTCAGAGAGGACGACGCCGTTAAACGTGACGGTGCCCGCGCCCTCGTCCATCTTGCGGACCACGAGCTTGCCGCCGCTTCCAGCGGTCGCTGCCGGCAGGATGGTCACGGTGCGGTTCGTGCCGCCCGGATAGCAGTGAATGTTGCGGCGAAGGTCGGCCGTCGTAGCGTCGTAGTTGTTCGCGGCCCAAGCAAAGGTGGAGGAGCTGGTTGACGTCGTAACCACCGAAAGAAAGTTCTGGTAGTCCTGGGTCAAGACCCAGGCGGCTCCGTCCGAGACAAAGATGGCGTGGTCCCATTCGCTGTCGAGCGCGATCACCCCGTTGATCGTCGTCACACCAACACCGCGGTCAATCTTGCGGAAAACCTGAAGGGCACCCGAGCCGGCGGTAACGGCCGACATGAGGGTGATAGTCTTGGCCGCCGCGCCGCTGGTGATTCGCAGGG